AGCACCGGACAATATAGCACGGGACAAGGTAGCACGGGACAAGTTAGCACCGACCAAGTTAGCACCGGACAAGTTAGCACGGGACAAGTCAGCACCGACCAAGTTAGCACAGGACAAGTCAGCACCGAACAAGTTAGCACAGGACAAGTCAGCACCGGACAATATAGCACGGGACAAGGTAGCACGGGACAAGTTAGCACCGACCAAGTTAGCACCGGACAAGTTAGCACGGGACAAGTCAGCACCGACCAAGTTAGCACAGGACAAGTCAGCACCGAACAAGTTAGCATCGGACAAGTCAGCTTTCTTCCCACCCTTACCTGTTAACCAAAGCTGGTGCTCCTCTAGTACCTGTTTTATATCGATAGTCATAGTAACTCCTTAAGGTTGTCAGTTTGGAGGGGGAGCCCTCTTCTGCTCCGATTTGGTGGTAGACACCGAGGCTAAACTGAAGTACAATTGAGAGGTATCTTTGTAGTGTTAGCAGGTATTCCCTTTACCTGTTACTTATCTTATCGGTTACTTGTTGAAAAACCTTTAGGGGTCGGCACGTATCGAGATAACACCGGACAAGATAGCACCGGACAAGTTAGCACGGGACAATGTAGCACTGAACAAGTCAGCACAGGACAAGATAGCACCGGACAAGTCAGCATCGGACAAGTCAGCACGGGACAAGTTAGCACAGGACAAGTCAGCACGGGACAAGGTAGCACTGGACAAGTTAGCACCGGACAAGATAGCACGGGACAAGTCAGCACGGGACAAGGTAGCACCGGACAAGATAGCACGGGACAAGTCAGCACGGGACAAGGTAGCACCGGACAAGTCAGCATCGGACAATGTAGCACTGAACAAGTTAGCACCGGACAAGATAGCACGGGACAAGTCAGCACCGGACAAGTTAGCACCGGACAAGATAGCACGGGACAAGTCAGCACGGGACAAGGTAGCACCGAACAAGTCAGCACAGGACAAGATAGCACCGGACAAGTCAGCATCGGACAAGTTAGCACGGGACAATGTAGCACTGAACAAGTCAGCACAGGACAAGTTAGCATCGGACAAGTCAGCACCGGACAAGTTAGCACCGGACAAGATAGCACGGGACAAGTCAGCACCGGACAAGTTAGCACCGGACAAGATAGCACGGGACAAGTCAGCACGGGACAAGGTAGCACCGGACAAGATAGCACGGGACAAGATAGCACCGGACAAGTCAGCACGGTACAAGTTAGCACGGAATAAGTCAGCACGGTACAAGTTAGCACCGGACAAGATAGCACCGGACAAGTCAGCACGGTACAAGTTAGCACCGGACAAGTTAGCACCGGACAAGATAGCACCGGATAAATCCGCCCTCTTTCCGCCCTTACCTGTTAACCACAACTTATGGTCTTCTAATACCTGCTCTATATTAATAGTCACATTCATATTTGCCCTTTCGCCTTTACCTGTTACTTATCTTATCGGTATTTTCTTTGCAATACTTTAATATTATTTAGTCCACCGTCTTATCGTGGTAGACGTGTTCCACGGTAACTTCAGTCAGGTCACCATCATTTGTCGATAGTTCCATCTGTTGGACTAAGGTGTCTATCTTTTTTTCAGCCTCATCAAAGGATGAAGCCTCAACCCGGAAATCTACCTTGACGAAAACCAATGCGCTATAATAAAATGTTTTCATATTAGTTCCCTTCGCTTTTACCTGTTAATGTAACGGGCACCAAAGGTGCCCGTCGAAAATTGAGAATGGTATTCCCTATCTTAGAATTTTACAACTTCAAACTGTTTTATAAAGTCATCTATGTCTGTTATCTCACCAGCGTCAACCAGTTCCCATGCCCAACTTTTTAAAAATTCCTCCGCATCGTGTGCAGATTCAAAATCTTGGAATCCCTGGTTAATTCCATGTTTTACAATTTTGAAAAATGTTTCCATGTTTTACCTCTTTGGCTTTTACCTGTTAAATGCACCAAACATCAAAGGTGCCCCCATTATGCCGCCAGCAATAACACATGGTCTAAGAGTCCGATGTCCTTGTTCAACGCATTATATTCCGTTCTACTTCGCAGCCTGGATAGTTCGTTGACCAAGTTATACAAACCCCAAGCGGTGTGAGGATTGTCCTCAGCCCTGTGTGTTTGATTGACTATTTGGGCTATGGCTCTATCTTTTACCGTATTAGAGACGGGCAAACTAGCGACAACGTCGATAGGATTTTTTATTAGTACTTGACTAGCCTCATAGGCTGAATCAAATACTTCTCCCGATGTTATAGATTCAACTTGATTTTCAATCAAGGTAGGCAACTCATCTAAGAATGAGTTTATCTTAGGTCCCGAAACGTGTCTGATTCGGGCTGAAAAGAGGTCATTAAACCGCATCATCAATCCATTAGCGCAAATTAAGCGATAAAGACCAATTCCGATAGACAAAGCCTCGCCACCGGTATTGCAATTGCGGACATAGAGACGGGGAACAATATATCCGCCTAGCGATGCATCGTCTATTGCGTACTCTTTAAAATCAATGCTAGCGATAAGCCTGTCCTTAGTTTTCGACCAGTGCGCTTTTAATAGGCGATTATTGGCTACCTTGGTCAAGACCTCGAGGATGTCATTATTGTTGACAGTGATAAATTTTGGTCCGACGTTAACATCGAGTGAGCGATTGATAAACATGAAAGTCTCCTTTGGTTTTTACCTGTTAAGCCACGTTATTTAATACTGCATTGCCTTTTTTAGCCCTAGCACCAAACATAACTAGCCCAATCTTATTGTTGGTCGTTGACCAAGCTACTGTGTCATCCTCATTGGCCAAGTCGTAACCCGATTCCAGCGCTTGTTCAGTTGAGGCAAATATTCGGGAATGTCTATCATTATTGACGTCAATCAATTTATCTTGACGGCCGCCTAAAGAAAAAATAATGATAAAATTGAGGGGCAGTGATATTCCATTTTTTTGAATATGCTTAAACATGGCAACAGATTTTGTATAAGCGTAAAAGATTATATCAGGATTTTGTTCTGCTATCGCGGTCCATTTTAAGACATATTCTGCGGAATAAAAGTCACCAGATGAATGGATACGAATGGCGACCTTGTTTCCCTTCGACTTTTTCCTCAATCGAATCAGCTCACCATTGATGGTCGGAATAAATTCGGCAGATTTGCTTAGTTCGAACATACGATTGCGATAGCCATTCGCTGATGGATAGCGTATTTGTTCGAGCGCTGCATAGCAGAATTGTTTGCAACTCCCTGCTCCCGGGCAAGTGTTGATAGCAGGTAAGGCAAAGTTGAATGTTAAGACACTAGCTTTGTTCATTTTTTTATTTTGTTGGAAAATATTCATGTTAGTGTTCCTTATGAAATTAGTTTTAATTTGCTAGTCCGATTAATATTTGAGGGAACTAATAATTTTCGGCCTAAGAAAAGAGACGCTAGTTCAGCTCCAGCCGCCCAATCGGGATAGTCTCCGTCACTTGATATAGTGATTCTATCCTGCAATACATCATTCAAAATACACAAGGATGCCACAACTAAAACATCGTATGGCTTTCTAGCAGTTTTACAAAAGTTAAAGGATTCATTTAACTTAAAAGTCTCTCTTAAGAAAAAATCCTCGTGGCCATTGTCACGACTGCCGTTAAACTTGACGCCGGCATATTTCCCCGGTTTAGTATGAGCTGTATATCCCGATATGCCACCATGTTTTTGAGCATAGTCATAGACTAACATTTGTATCTCTTCTATAGCTTTCTTATAGAGTTTTTCGTTGCTTTTGTTAAACCTGAAATAATGTGTGTATCCCATCTTATTTTTCCTTTCTTAATAGAGATTCCTGCGCGAGTCTAGCAGTTTCCTTTAATATTATTTCCCTATTCGATTCTGAGTAAGTGTCACTTCTCATCCAATCGGGAACTTCTGGAGTGAACTGGTTTTTTTCTATTTTCTTTAGTTCTTTTATTATTTGTTTTATCGTGTATTTGGATACATTGCCAACTTTTGAGAATATTCCAGACAAGGCAAGATTAACTGTGTGATTTATTAATAATTTATCCAATTGTTTGGTGCGTTTCATGTTATTTTCCCCCGTGATTAGTTCTATTATTTAGTTCTTCGAGATATTCATTTTCAGAGATGAGCCCTTGTTCAAGGAAAACTTCCAGCTCGACTAGGTTATACATGGATAAATCTATTTTGATTTTCATACATTCTCCCTTTTAAATATGGTGATATTTGTTAAGTCAGTCTCTTTTACCCACCGGCATTCATATTCTGTTATAATCAAATACGCCAGCTTTTGTTTGGCTGCCGAATAATAAGAATCCATGATAAACACTGATTCATCGTTATATATGGCATGGCCTAGCATATGTCCTCCGTATCAGATATTTTTTATTTAGTGCATCACTGTGTACATAAATCTTTTCGGTATGCCATTAAAAAGCTTTAGTACAATCTTTTAACCCGGTAAAATGATAGGGATAATAGCCCATCGAATATTAATTGTTACTATAATGTGCTAAAGTGAACCATGCTTTCTCTCCTGTGGATATGATGAGCTGATAAAGAGGGGTATGATGTATGGTGAGGTTATCCTTATTCCCCCTCTCTATAAAAAGGGAAACAGTGTCAGGGAGCTTGATTAGAAGGGGTACAAGTGCCGCCGCCCACCCCCCGGTACCAGTAATTTACCTCGCTACAAACTGGTTTACACACGGGGGAACCTTTCCATACTTGACCCATATCCCCGACTATGCTACCCTATACTTGGAGGTACTATATGGTCATGAAGAGACGTAACCACACAGGTCATAAATATCACCACCTTATGTTACTTTACCCTACCAAAAGTGGCGGTACCGGTAAAGGCGTCTATTGGATGGCTAAATGCGACTGTGGTGAGATTAAAGAGGTGAGGGGGAGTGAGGCGGCTGCCGGCAAGATTAAGACTTGTGGAAAGTGCGAATATCATTACGGTCTCTTACGGGAGGGTGGGGAGCAGGGAGGAAAGGTACGGGGGTGGACAAAATCCATCCGCGTCCAGCATACCAGATATATTAGGTCGGCTGTCAAACGGGGTATCGAGTGGCGGCTAAGTCCTGAAGAATTCTTGCAATTAATAAAGAAGAACTGTACTTACTGTAACGCTTCCCCTCGCATATACAATAGTAAGCCCAATTTCGGCCGCGGTAAGACGGTAAAGACGTTAATGAACGGAATTGATAGGAAAGATTCCTCATTGGGTTATATTTCCGGTAACGTGGTACCTTGTTGTAGTGTATGCAATAAGATGAAGATGTCGATGGCAGAAAGTGATTTCCGGATACAAATACTAAAGATAGCAAAGTGTTATTTAGAGAAAGCTGGATACGAATCAGATATCAGTGATGGTGATGAAAAATAGTTGACACGTCATTTATTGTGTGATACAGTCATATTGTAGGGACGAGAATATCGTCTCGAACGGGTTATTTGGAATCCGAGCTACCGAGGTTAGAATCACTGTTGAGTCAGTATCAAACTGAGAGTACCAACCTTGCAGGCAGGAATCGGGCCGATAATTCGGGACAGTTACTTAGAGCGAACTAGGAACTGGTCGGGTGTGGTTAGTGATTCTTTCACCGCCCTCCTCCGATTCAGGGGGCCCCACCGGGGTTCAAATCAGCAGAGCGGCATCCAGTCCTAATTAGCAACATGTAACAAGTAGCCACCTAGTCGCGAAAGCGGCCTTGGTAGGCCACACCCCTAAGAAGCAACTCATCCAGTAGGTTACTGATGAGGTGTAAAAGGTACCGATACGTCCCGTTTATCAGGGGCTAATAGTTACGGTACAAAGTAGTACCTACCTGTACAAGTAGTACAGGTAGGACAAGGACAACTATGTTTACGGTAAGAACGATATGAGTTTAAAAGACATCAGCAAATTACTAGAGGCGGCCCAAACTGACCTCATCTTCACCCCGACTCCCGACATGCGGAGGGTAAAAGCTGCCTTCTGGACCAAGGTATCAGACAAAGTAACGCTAGTAGATACCTCCAACATTACCTTAACGGCCGCCCAACAGGTAGAGAAAGACCGCCGACTAACCAAATGGTGGTCCCTACCCGGATTCCAAGAATGGTTTCAAAACAGGGAAGAGTTTAGGGAAAGGTTGGAGTACTTGGCCGATATTGCCCTCGATACTTTGGAGCAGGTATTAGTGGACCCCGCTGCTAACACCAGTGCAAAAGTCTCTTGCGCCAAGTTAGTGTTAGAGGCAGCTAGTAAAATGCCTCGCAAAGAGAACGAAAGTAGCCCTTCCAAGTTGGAAACCATGTCCCGTATCGAGCTCGAAGATTACGTCCGACGTAATTTAAAGTACTTATCCCCCACAGAACCCTTGACAGAAGGCGAACCTTCTGCTACAGTAGAAAAAGCTAATACTTAGGCAGGGAAAGGGAACTTGCTTGATTCTGAAGACGGGATTACAAGAAATGGTAGTGAAGGCCAGCCGGACTTCGGCAGGGGTTATCACTCAAGACTTGTCGATTCAATCCGATGCCGCCCTCTTCTTCTTATGGATTAATTCAACTGAGGGAAACCTTACGGTAGAAGTATTTGCCCTCACCGGTGATGGTAAACAGGTTTCCCTTCTCACCTTCCCCACTACCAATCAACCTACCACTCAACTAATACAAAAGAGAACCGGTACCACGTCTACCCGCCTCCGAGTAGTGATAACTCACACCGCGGCTTGTGACTTGGAACTATCGGCAAGAGCGGTATCTACCGGTAGCTCTGATACCCGCATACTAGGGGGTGCCACCCTTAAGGTTAGTCAACATACCGTCAATAGCGTTGTTTCCTTATTGGTACCCGCTTCCCTAGTAGACAGGGCAGCTATCGCCATCAAGAACTGGTCTACCTCCGGTACCATATACATTGCTGAAACGCAAGCAAAAGCCAATCAGGGACAAGGGTGGCCTATCGGACCAAAGGACGCCCTCGGTCTGGATATCCAAGCCGGTGTCGAGCTTTATGCTAGGGCAGTTGACGGTCCGTGCGACATTAGAATAATCGAAAGTGGGGGCTAATCATGGCAGCCGTTACCCCTTCCGGCTCATCCGGTAGTATAGTCGAAATCACAAATACAGCGGTAGCTCCCGCGTACAACATTGTGGTAACCTCACTTCGAGTCAACCCCGGTACTAGGATATCATACACCTTTCCCGACGGCTCCACTTACCTCACTTTCCGCGTCAGACAATTGGGTGAAAAGGTACGCTTCTTTTCCGCCCTTAATGCAACTGGCTACTATACCACTGACACCTACTCTTCTGGTAGTGTTAATACTAAGCAAGTAACCTTTTGTTGGGAAAATGACAATGGCGTCGATGTCGAGCTCACCTATTGGGGTCCTGCCGGTATCGTAGAAAGTAGTGGATTTTTGCTACTTGAAACGGGAGACTACCTTGAGCTATAATAATCACGGAGGATTTATTATATGGCCAATAAAAAAATAAGCGATTTAGACGATTTACCTGTAGTTACCAGTGACGATTTAGCAGTAGTGGTAGATATCTCTACCCTCTCCACCAGAAAAGCCAGCATGGCTAATCTCAAGTCATACTTTCAAGATGATTTGCCACGGCCTCAAACGGAGATGATAACAATAACTGCCAGTCATTTATCTACCAAATCTTTTTCCTTGACACATACTCCCAATGTAGGTTATAATGTGACTATCATGCCTCAAGGCGGATGTCTCCAATTCATCAATCACGATTTCATTGTTACCGCTAATCAAGTAAATTGGGATGGCTATCAACTGGATGGCTTATTGGAAGAGAATGATATTCTTTTAGTAAGCTATTATTATTAACTAGTTAAGTAAGGATGTTCTATGTCACAGATTAAAAAGAAGTTTATCAAGAACGATGCCATTGACGGAACCAAGGTATTGTTCTTAAACAACGAATCGTTCCGAATCAAGAACAGCTCCGGCTCTGACGTCAACCTCTTCAAACTTGACGGCAGCGACATGTTCCAAATGTTGGTGATGCCGAAAGTTAGCTCCGACCCCAGCAATAGCAACGACCTCTCCCGCAAGAGTTATGTTGATGCCGGTGACTCCGCTGTTGAGTCAGCAGCTAACGCTTACACCGACCAAAAGATTGCTGACCTCGTTGATGGTGCCCCTGCCCTCCTCAACACATTGAATGAACTTGCCGCTGCTATCAATGACGATGCCAACTTCGCTTCTACTGTCCTCGGCCAAATCTCTTCTGAAGAGACCGCTCGGATGGCGGCAGACGCCCTTATCCAATCCGAACTCGACGCTACTCAAGTCGGTGCCGGCCTCGGTTCTGATGGAAGCTACACTTCACACTCCTCCTCCAACTACATTAAATCATCTGACTTCTCTTCCGCTAGCGTTACCGCCTCCCTCCACAATGCTGACAAACTTTTGGATGCCGCCCTCAAAGCTGAAGTTGATGCCCGTATCGCCGATGTCGACGCTGAACAATCTGCTCGTGAAGCGGCTATCTCCGCTGAGCAATCCGCTAGAGAATCAGCTGACGACGCTCTCGATGCTAGACTTGATACCATTGAAGGCATCGGTGAAGGCTCCATTGCTAAAGCACTGCAAGATGCCAAAGACTACGCTGATGTTATCGATACAGACCTCCAAGGACAAATCGATACAGAGAAAAGCCGAATCGACGCCATCCTCCTCGCATCGGATGCCGACAAAGATTCCTTCGCTGAAATCGTCTCCCTCATCAACAGCGTTGATACCACAAACGATACAGCTTTCGCTAGCTACGTTTTGAGCAATGACGCTGCCCTCGCTCAAGAAGTGTCGGACCGCCAAAGTGGCGACTCCGGACTCCAGTCCGAATTAGATGCTACCCAAAGTGGAGCAGGACTTAACTCTGATGGTAGCTACGCTGGCCACGCTACCTCCAACTACCTGAAGACGACTGACTTCACCGCTGCTTCCCTTACCCAGTCCCTTAATAGCGCAAACAAACTCCTTGACTCGGCTATCAAAGCAGAAGTCGACGCTAGGATTGCAGCGGTATCGGCTGAGCAGTCTGCTCGCGAAACGGCTGATGAAGAACTTTCTGACCGCATTTACGCTCTTGAGACGTTTGTCCCCGCTGCCCCCACCAAAGAGAAATTCACCCTGACCAGCACTGACATCTCCAACGGCTACATCAACCTCGGTGAAGTTGTTACTCCAAACAGCGAAATGATTTTCGTAGGTTCCCTTTACATGCACCCCACTGACAGTTACACCCTGTCCACCGTTGACGGCGTTACCCGAGTTACTTGGGCTAATGAAGTCGCGGCTGGCGGAGCTACTGAGCTGGTTGAAGGTGACGTTGTTTACGTCCGTTATTACGCTTAATAATAGTTAACCCGTTATGAGACTAGCTCCTCCTCCGAGCTAGTCTTTTTCTTTTACTTGACTTTTGCCAATTATTTGGCTACACTAGTAAGGAGGATAGTAGCAAGGGAGATATTATGAACGCTTGGATACCTAACACAGTAACATTACCGGGAATAGCCGCGATTGGGGCGTCTCAAACGGATTCCCCTATCAGTAAAAAATTTCCTATCACGGCTGGCGGTAGTAAAAATCTAGTCATCTGTATCACGGTGGGAGCTGCCTCTGGTACGGTAACTGCCAAACTTCGTAGTAGCCTCGGTAGCGGGACTCCGGTCGATAGTAAAACCGTTTCCATTACCGGTGCCGGTGATTTTTTCATTAAGCTAAATAGCGACTTACTTGCCGACCAAACCTACTTACCCCTCCTTTCCCTCGGCGATGTAGTGATAACTACAGGAGGTGCATCATCGGTAACAGTAACTTCAGTACAAACTCTAATGGAAGAATAGTCGAGTATATCCTCCTACAACTTGTAAAGACGGTATGACGAAAAAACCGGACAAATTACTCCTCGCCGCGATGGAGAAGCTAGAAAAGCTCCGTCGACAGGAGTGTTTTGACCCGGCCAATCCAGATAGTAAACCGACCCCTGCCCAGCAAGAAGTTATCGACGATATAAATAGTCACAAGATTCAAATAATAAGGGCTGGTAACCAGTCTGGGAAATCAGCGGTAGCTGCTAGAATCACCTCTTGGTTCCTTACTGAAACTCATCCCAAGTGGAAGAGACCAGAACAGTGGGGACAGGAGCCCCTGCTTGCCTTGGTATGTGGTAGGACTGGAAAGCAAATCGAGGAATCTCTCTTACCTAAAATACGGTCCTACCTCGAGCCGGGTACCTACAAAGAAGTGCGAATCGGTAACATTATACAACGCTTGGAACTGGATAATGGTAACCGTATAGTTTTCCAGTCGTTAGAGAATCCCAACATGGCCCGCGAACGGATTCAATCCTACGTAGCCCATTTGGTATGGCTAGACGAGTTACCGCCTACCGTCGACATCTTGAACGAACTTCTCATCCGGATACAGGCACGAGATGGACACTTTATTGCGTCCTTTACTCCCTTAGTCCGCAATGTCCAAGTACAAAAATTTGTAGACGGGTTAGGCGACTCGGTAGCGAAAACGTACCGCTTCAAGATGTTAGATAATCCCCTATACAAAGACCCCCAACGACAAGGGGAAATCTTAGCTTCCCTTGCCCATTTACCAGAGCACGTTAGAAACTCCCGTCTCTTCGGCGAGTGGATGAGCGATGATAACGCCGTATTCTACTTCGATTACAATAACATGGTTCAGTTACCCATCAATTACTCACCTCTATGGCGACATGTGGAATCGGTGGACCCTGCAGTAAAGTCTGCCCTCGGATACACCCTTTGGGCAGAGGACCCTTTAACGGGTACCTGGTATTGCATCCGGGCTGAATACATTAAAGGAGTCTACGTACCGACTGAATTAGTTAATGCGGTGACCAAACTCAGCCAAAATGTCAACATCGTTCGGAGGATATCGGACCCCCACGAGGCATGGTATATCCATACCGCTGCCAGTATGGGAATCAGCTATACCGGCGTTTACAAAAAGAATGATAGGAAAGGGGAACTGATAAAAAACTTCCAAGAAGAGTTGGGGAAGTCCCTCAAAATATCCCCCACTGCCGACCTCCTTATTGACGAAATAACATCCGCTAGGTGGAGTGATAGTCGAGAAGGGAAGATAGCATCAGGCAGCGATTACCATCTCTTGGATGCCAGCCAATATTTTCAAGATGTGAAACCAAAAAGGGAAGCCGCACCTCAAACTAATACCAACTGGCAGTCGTGGCTCTATAACGAAAACGAAAAAAGAAAAATGAGTATAGAAAAAGCTAAGATAGAACTTCACCGAAAAGCGGTTCAACGAAGGGGAGGTACTCGTGCACGACGATTCCAATAAAGGTAAGATTTCCTTACTATTACAAGTTGGGATACCTACAAGTCAACCCAAAGAAAAGAAACCTAATGTTGAAGACCACGTTCGAGCTTGTATCCAACGTATTGACGACGGTACCGGCGATGAGGTAGACTTTTTAGTGTTGAGGCGGTTGAAGTGTGACTTGATGAAAATGAAAAAAAAGAGTGAGCGGGTACAAAACTTGCTCAAGATGATTGAACCGACCCTTCGCCGATTTGGCTACTACTACTAAGGATGTATTATTATGGCAGTAAAAGTCTCATCTTGGAACGATGACCTCGCTTCAATCAACATAATGAAACGATTTAGAGATTCTCAAGCTCAGAGGCAGCCATTTGAACAGCGTTGGCTGAAAAATGAGCAAGCAATATACGCCACCAGTACCTTGGCTAGCATGAACTTTATGACAACCTCTTTAGAGGCTAGTTATAATACTGCGATGCCTGGTATCGACCAATCTGGTGCTGATGTTAATGTAGCGTATACTTTTAAAAATCTACGCTTCCTTCACGCCCAAATGTCGGCCAACCCTCCATCGGTAGTCATGCGTCCTACTTCCTCTGACCAAGATGACCATAGGCGGGCCGATGCCGCTGACCGCGTTGTTAGGTGGGCCATCCGTCACTACGATATGCAAGAGAAAGTGGACCAACTTTCCCTTCACGCCCTGTTATACGGAACGGGAATCTTGAAAACGGTATGGGATTCTACTAAAGGTGATATCGTCGATTGGGACGAGAAAGAGGGAACGGTAAAGCTAGAAGGGGATATCGACATCTCAGTTCCCTTTACGTGGAATGTGTTTATCGACCCCGATGCCAGGACGTGGAAAGAAGTAAAATGGATTATTGAACGGATATATATTGATTATGATGAAGCGATAGCCAAGTGGCCCGACAAAGAGGAGATATTGAAAGCTAGTAAAGTAACTCGTGATAGCAGTATCCAACATGCCGCAACTAGACAAAGCAACCTGTCTCACGACAGATTTAACTCGGTAGAACTTCTACAATATTGGGAAACGGGGTTACCAACAAATGGCTATCTTGGTAGGTTTTGTGTCATTAGTTCTGGTGGCGGCGTGGTGGAAAGTTGCCGTCCTTCTCCTTTTAAATTTCGCCATCCGGGAGCGGCTCGCAAGGTTCAAGAAAGTGGATACCCCGATGAAGTCGTCGAAGAAAAATTAAAGAAGACACCTGAGCAGGCTATCCTGCCCTATCATATATTGACCGATATCGATGTTCCCAACGTGGTATGGGGACGTTCCCCAGTAGAATATGCGGCTACTTTGCAAGATAGCTTGGCCAGATTAGATACCGCTGTAATGGACAATATCCAAGCCCATGGAGCGGCTAGGATGATTCTACCCGATACTGCTGAAGCGCAAGTCAATATCAGTAACTCCCCGTGGGACGTTATGAAAATTAGCGGTAACCAACCCCCATACTTTATGGAAGTGCCCCAACTAATGCCAGAAATGGTATCTACTAGGATGAACCTGATTCAAGGTATCAATGACGTCATGGGTGTCAATGATGCCATGTTCGGGGTGCAGAAGAGGGAGACTTCAGGCACTAGCATGAACTATGCCACCAATCAAGGTAACATGATTCGAAGGCGTATCTTCAACAAGTACGTCCTTGTAGTAGAGAGTATTTACAAGGCTATCCTCAAATTAATATGCAAGCATTGGCCTGTCAATCGTACCATATACGTGTTAGGTAAAGAGAATGCATTAGAAGCGGTTGACCTAAAAGGTAGTGATATTGATGGTGGCTATGATATAGTAGGGGAGTACGGGGTATCTCTCTCCCTCGACCCGATGTCAAGGAGGGAAGAAATCTTAACGTTACAGCCCCTTTTTGAGAAGGCTGGCGTCCCCACGCGAACTTCGTTAAAGCTGCTCAAGTTGAATGAATTGGAAGGAATGTACGACAGATTGGCCCTCGCCGAGAACAGACAAAAAGAAGTATTCGATGAGATGATTGCCACCGGTCGCTATATTCCACCCGAAGACTTGATGGACCACGAGAATATGATATCATGGGCGTTGGAATACTTCATGACGCAAGAGTTTCAATCACTGGAGCAGCAACTCAAAGAGTTGTGCAAACAACACATTAGAGACAGGGTACAAGTAGCGGCGCAAGAAAAGGCAGCCTTAACCGGTCCCCCGCCAGGAGCTACCCCGGGTCCCGCTCCGGCCCCCGGACCGGAAGCATTACCACCTGAAGGAGAATTAGGGCAACCACCAATGGTACCCCCAATGATAAACCAGTAGGAGAATCACATGATTAGCCGAGACGAAATCCTTAAGGGACGTGACCGTGACTACCCCCTGACCCCCGAGTTAGAAGAAAACCTTAACAAGCTGTTAGATGCCGTCAATAATATTAGGAAAGAGTGGGGGAAACCCTTAGTCGTAACAAGTGGCTACCGTCCTGGACATTATAACAAAAATGCCCGAGGAGCCAAGAAGTCGGCCCACATGACGTGTGAAGCGGTTGACTTTAGAGACGAGGATGGCAGCTTTGGCAAGTGGTGTTTGACCAACTTAGACCTCTTGGTAAAGTACGGACTTTACATGGAAAGCCCTATCCATACCCACGAACCGCCCAATAAGAGGTGGATACACTTACAAATTCGCCCCACTAAAAATCGCGTCTTCATTCCCTAACAAAACTATTGACAACTTTCATACGACATTGTATCATTGAACTATCATTAACCATCTTATCCCTACCAATAGGCGGGACAGAGGAGAGAAAGTTTTTATGAGTACAATGTCAGCAATCGTCCAAGCAGCGCAGCAAATGAGGAGCGGTACCCCAACAGAAACGGGAGCAGTTACCTCCCAGTCCGAAACTGATAACGTCCGATATGGGGGCGATAACAGTGACGAGACTATTGTAACTACGGACCAGTCGGAAGTACAATCTTCTTTACCCGACTCCGGAAATGGAGACGACTCTCCCCCAGACCTTGAAGCGGGCAGCGAGGCAGCCCCCTCGAAAGCTCAAGCATCTGAAGGCAAAGACTATGTCACCGTTACCGACGACAAAGGTAAGAGAAAGGTGGAAATCGACTTTAACAATAAGGACCAGATTAAGAAATACGTCCAAATGGCCCACGGTGCTAGGAAGTGGCAAGCGGAACGAGACCAAGCTATCAGTCAGTACAAAGATGTCGAAACGAAGTACTCTACGCTGAAAAACACATGGGACTTGTTAGAGAAAGCTTATCAAGAGAACGGTACCGAAGGTGTCATTGACGTCATTGAAGGACGGCCTGGAGCGTACAAAGATTGGGAAAAATCTAGGATTGACCGTTACGAACAACTGAAAAAAGCCTCACCCGCAGAGAGGGAACTCTTTGAAGCGAGGGAAATAGAGGCAAGACGGCAAAAAGAAATTGACCGTATCAAACAGGAAAATGAAAACTTTAAAAAGAGCGTCCAAGCGGAGCGGGAAGCTGCCGAGCTGCGCGCCTTGGAAAGTACAGTTCATCCTGCCTTTGACCGGTACCGTTTTGCTGACAAGTTGGGAGATGGCGATACAGAACAGATGTTTGACCAAATGCTTTGGGACACTTCATTAAAACGTCTTGAGCAATATGAGGAACGTAAAGTTCCCATCACGGCTGATTTAGTAGAGAAGGAATTCAAGTCGGTGGCGACCGCTCTCAGAAAGAGGATTAACGTCCAAGCTGAGAAGAAAGCTGCCAAAGCGGTAGAACAGAAAAAACAGGAGGCTACCGAGAACGTTCAAGCTGCTGTCTCCTCTGGATATCGGAATACCTCACTCCAAAAAGAAGCTAGTGACATGTTAAGAAATGGTAACCTGACTGGGTTACTCAAACAATGGAACAAATACGGCTCGGTGTTTGGCAAAAAGTAAGCCAGCCGGCCAATAAAGAAAGGTAAAAATTTATGTCATTCTCGAATATTGATACATTAAACTTAGGTAATTTACTTCAGATTGTGTTTTCCGACGGAGTCAGAAACCAGATTTCCGTTGACTTCCGCGACTTTGAAATGGTGAAGAGGGCAAAGGTTGGAAACAGTGTAGCTCGCGAACTCCGCTTCATGTTTCAAACAGCTCTCGGTGCCGGCGCTATCCAGTACCGGAATCCTGGTGTTGCTGACCGTGCTTTCCCCGCAGCGCAACAAGTCACGATTGGTGAAAAGATTGCCAAGTTCAAAGAATTGAATGCAACAATCGAACTCGAATACAACATTTGGGACAGGGCTCGTAAATCTCCCGAGAAATATGCCGAGCCGCTCGCTTTAGAAATCGATAGTAAGGCATCCGCTTCCAAGCGTCGTATCGCTGCCGACCTCTACGGTGACGGAACGGGAGTTGTTGGTCAAGTTGTTTCGGCCGCCGTTACGAGCCCCACTTCTAACCAACTCGTCTTCACCCTCTCCTCAGCTGATACAGCTCGCGGCCATGTAGGCTTCTTCGAGTTTGGCGACTTGCTCGTCCTCAAAGCTGCTGCCGGTACTGCCTCGGCCCTCAACACTAACCTTGCTACGGAACCAGCTTACTGGAAAGTGGTGGAAAAAGACCGGGACAATAACACGGTTACCCTCCAAGGTCTTGATAGTAACCTTGCTCCCGTCGCCTCGATGACATCCATCTCCGCCCAACCCACCTCTGGTGACGTCTTCTACCGCTACGGTCAGCCCACGATTTACGACCTCTCCGCTATCACGAGCTCCGTTGATTATGGTACGATTACTGAAGTGATGGCCGGACTGGAATCACTAGTTGCCAGCGATGGTCGACTCGTCCACGGTATCAATATGAGTGGTGCCACCTCCGGTTCCAAGATTGACGCTGGCGGGAACCCTATCGATGTCAAGCACATCCAAAAGATGATGGACAAGGTAAAGGTCCTCGTTGGTCAGGACAGATACCGTTGGAAGATGCTCTGTATGGCTCCCGAGACGCACGCTTCCCTCATCGAAAGTCGGGAAACTGACCGCCGTTTTCAAACCGTTGAAGACAATAAGCGCGGTATCAAATTCTTCGCCTACGTCCATGGCAATGATACGCTGGAGTGCTACACTTCGGAATATGTTCCCAAACCTCGGATTTATTGCTTGCCTGAAACGAAGGCTGGCGAGAAAGTTCTCGAATTCCATGGAAGTGATTTCGAAACGGTCAAGGCTCAAGGGATGTCAGACTTCCATCTGAAGCCGAGCAGCTCGGGCTACCTCAACACGGTAGTATCTTACCTCCAAGCTATTGGCGTCCTTATCTGTAAACACCCCGCTTCAGTAGGCGTCATCCGCAACTTCACCAACACTTAATAATTGTAGGGACGGGGAGTAGTGTCTCCCCGGTTCCCTTTCATTGAAAGGACACTAACATGTTATCACCAAAGAGAACTTTAGCTGGCTCCCTAGCCGAGAAGAGAACAAACAAAAGGGAAGCTGCCGTACTCCAATTCGCAAAACAAATCTCTGCTTGTACATGGGATTTTGCCGTTGATGGGGGCGCAGTCGGTACCATTTCGTTTGGGCAATCTTTGCCTGCCGGTGCTATTGTTACCAACATTTGGACGGATGAAGTTACTACCGTTACCGGTGCTACTGATATCACGTTAAAGGCAGGCTCCACCGCCCTTTCCGGTTCGATTGATTTTACCGGAGATAGCGGAGTGAAGGCCCGGTCGATGGCGGTAGCCGATGCAGTGAAACTGACATCAGCTAGCGAAATCAATATTGAGATTGCTACAGCTGCCGCTACTGCTGGTAAAGTAACGTTTTATATAGAATGGATGATAGTGCCGAACACGGTCGCCTAATGTTTCTGTATCATAACCGGAGGTCGATAGACCGAACGGGCTCGCGTCACCTGCGAGAGTCTACGCGACGATGTGATAGTGGTGAGTCTGCCGGGGGCTTCCCGGTCCTACCATCCCCCAATATTCTTTGTGGGGTTTCCGGGGGGGCCGGCTAGACCGGTCCCCTCTTTCTTTACGGAGAAAAAATGGCAACATCATTAACTAGATATCTCAAACTAAAAATTGATAGCGCGTTATCAAGCGATGCCAAATATAACTTGAACAAGATTGATAGCTTGGGAGCTAGTGGATTGCCGGACAATACTGGGCAAGTCAATATTCGCTCCGCTGCTAATATCCTTATCGAAGCGGAATCTCCCGATGTAGGCGGTTTGGGTAATGGTACCGGTGTAGTTCAAGTAGGGGAAAACGATAATAAGGCTGAAGTTCTTTTTTACTCGACCTCATTCAAAGTATCGTCTCCTATTCAGACAAAGAATACTTATAGTGGAAGTACCAATTACTTATCGATTACTTACAATAGTAATGATAATACAGATAGGACGCTAACCATCGATGTCAGTGGTAACAACCGTACCTTAACTATAGCCGATAGTGGTACAATAGTAACGAAAGACGGTAGTAATAGCTTTAGTGCTGGTACCATTACCGCTACCTTTGTTGGTTCCCTTACTGGCAACGTTACTGGTAACGCTACCAATGTAAGTGGAGTGGTAGCTATAGCGAATGGCGGTACCGGGGCAACTACGGCAACTGCTGCCATCAATGCGTTACTCCCCTCTCAAAGTGGGAATGCCGATAAGATACTGAAAACAAACGGTACTAACGTTTCGTGGGCCGAGCCGGCAACGGGACAAGTGCAAACTGATGTCGTTACTTGGCTAAGTGGTACGTATGATGGGACTACTACCGAAGACGGAATTACCTTTTACACAAAAAGTGTTACACATACCGTTAATACGGAGAATGTAGATGTAACTATCCGTAATGAAAACAACCAAATAATATACCTTGACATTGAAGTCATTTCGAGTAATAATATACAATTAACCAGTTCAGAAATTCCAGTAGGTAACTGGACAATCACCATACAAGGGGCACCATAATGATTTTTCTAGGCATCATCAAAAGAATTGTCGGCTTATGGTTTCGTAAAGATTCTCGGGATATCAAAATTATCCCTAACCAGAATACGTACACGGGAGTCACCACTTTCGAATTGCCAAAAAGAACTTCCGGTTCGGGCACTTTGGTAGGGGAAAGTGAAACGCAAACCCTCACTAATAAAACAATCGATGCCGGATTTAATACGATAAGCGGTATCAGTAATACCCATATCGCATCGGGTGCCGCTATCAATCCGACCAAACTCAACGCGGTTGATGGACTCAACAATGAAGTAAGTATTTCTGCTGCCGAGTTAGGTACCCTTGACGGCGTCAGTAGTAATATTCAAACTCAGCTTAATGCTAAGGAAAGCTCTGCTAACAAAGGGGTCGCTAACGGGTACGCCTCCTTGGATAGCAGTGGCAAGATACCCACTTCTCAACTACCTACTTCCGCTATGGAATACAAAGGTACGTGGAACGTGGCAACTAATACCCCAGCATTGGCTGACGGTACCGGCGATACCGGCGATATTTACATCGTCTCTACCGGCGGAACCATCAACCTCGGTTCGGGAAGTATTACTTTTGCAGCTGGTGATTGGGCTGTATACAATGGTTCCACTTGGCAAAAATCAATCAACTCGAATGCAGTCGCTTCCGTTAACGGATATACCGGCGTCGTCAGCTTGACCACTTCTGATATCTCTGAGGGAACTAACCTCTATTATACTGATGCCAAAGTAGATAGCCGATTTGTCACTTACAAATATGGTACCGATTGGACCAGTGGTACCACCAAATTAGTAAATCACAACCTCGGTACTAGAGAAGTGAAAGCAGTGATATACGAGATTGATAGTAAAGAAGAAATTTATGTAGACTATATCCAACACACCGATGACAACAATCTTACTTTTGCCTCATCGCAAGCTCCGAGCGGTAGCGGGTGGCGAGTAGTAATCTCTAAGATGTAAAGTTCGGCTAGCATTTAGCCGATATGTATCATGAGTCGGACATGGTGTCCGACTAGGATAACGGGACAGCAATCCCTATAGAAAGGTAACAACATGAAGCTATTTGGAAGTTTGAAGGAACTAGTATCAGTAGTGTTCCGGAAAGACGGGAAAGAAGTAACATTAGAAGTAGGAACACAAGCTGGAACAGCCACTTCTCGCGTCTTTACTTTACCTGATATCAACAGTAACAGTCCCGTTGCTCACGAGCTCCTTACCGAAAATTCAGTTCAAGATGTAACTAACAAAACTATTGACGCGGATTTAAACACAATCACCAATATTGAAAACGCCGATATTAAAGCCGGTGCCGCTATTGATGCCACTAAGATTGGCAGTGGCACTGTTAGTAATACCGAGTTTGGTTACCTTGATGGAGTGTCTTCCGCTATCCAAACACAGCTTAATGGTAAAGCTGCCAGTGGAGCCAATAGTGATATCACTTCATTGTCTGGACTTACGACAGCATTATCAATTGGCCAAGGCGGCACTGGACAAACTACCGCTAATGCCGCCCTCAACGCTCTTCTTCCTTCTCAAAGTACAAATTCTGGAAAAGCACTGTTGACGGATGGTTCTAATGCCACCTGGCAAACTATACCCGCCAATGGCGGTACATTTCTAGCTGCTGATGGTTTAGTAGGTTCTCCTGGAATTTCCTTTAATCTTGACAGTGATACGGGATTGTATAGAACTGGAACAGGCGGCGTGGGATTTAGTTCAAACGCGACAAAAGCTGGAGAATATAATAACTCTGGTTCATGGATTTTGGGCATCTCGCAAGCTAGTAATGGGGGTAAACACCTTTTTTATGGTACCCAAGGAACGATAGCAAACCAAAACTACGTCCTTGAATTGCGGGCAAATGATACTTCAACTAGCGATGTTGTTATCCGTTACGGGCTGGACCGAGTCAACGGTCAAGGTTTTCAAGATGTTGCAATAGCAGGTGTCGGCGGTGGTGGGTACCGTTTTGCAGCGAATACGACCGATGTCGGTGGTCATACCAGTGGCGGTGCGTGGACATTAGGACCTAGTGCGGGAACAGTTTCTCAAGCCCATGAAATTCGCAGCGAGAATAACAATGTCGGATGTTTGAAAATAACTCAAAGAAGTACGACCAGTGGCCAATCGTATGGCTTAGACATTTCGGCTGGAACAAATAGTTCTGATGCTTCTCAAAGGTGGTATAACGCAGCTGGTAGCGCACTTCTTGGCACTGTAAAAGGGGATGGTGCTTGGACCTTAGGCTCCTCTTCCGGGTCAGCAATCCACCTCGTACAAGGTGGTGCCAACTCAGGAGCGGGAATTGGTGCCCCGCTAAACCTTTTGAATACAACAGGCGGTGTTGCTTGGCGAGTGGGACCGACAAACAACAACGGTTTCGTTGTCTTGAACTCTTCTGACGTCGGACTTTACATTACAAATGGAGCAACTAGCTGGACTGGTACCTCCGATATCCGAGTGAAGAAAAATGTAGTAGATAGTGAATTCGGCTTACAAGAAGTAATGTCTTTACGTCCCGTCAAATTTGATTACACAATGGACAGCTCAGAAGAAAGTGCTCGCGTCGGATTCATTGCTCAAGAAGTGCACGCTGTTTTACCTCACGCCGCTTATAAGCCAAAGAACGAAGAAGAGATGATGGGTGTATCTCCCACAGAAATGATTCCCGTCCTCGTGAAAGCCGTTCAAGAACTGAAGCAGCAACTCGATGAAGCGAAAGCCAAAATAGCAGTATTAGAAAGTAAGTAACCCCTTCTCGGCACCAGCCAACTCGGCTGGTGTCTTCCTTTTTCTCCCTTGAGCAATGTATGAAATTACCATGTTTTTTCCTTTTTACTGTATTATCATTCATCCTTGGCTGTGGAAAGGAACATGTTGATGGTACCTTGCGGCTGACCTTACAAGGGGAATACGACAAAAAACTAGCCGAGTTGAAAGAGAAGACCAGCAATCATGTAGCGGGGTGGCCCTCTGATGACGATTGTGATGGTGCCTTGTGGGCCGGAGTAGCCCGCGCTGCCGGTGCCGAGTGGGTCGATGTATCGGCTGCCTTACAACCTGATGGGAGACCGACTAGGAAGCCTTTCAAAGATTGCATCATTCCCTCTGAATCGGCTTCTACCACTAGCAACGATATGATAACAGGCATCATTTTAGGACTATTAATCAATAAGGATGCCAAGTCAATATTATCCCTTTACCGGTATGGGGAAAGAAATAATTGGATAATGGGGGAACCGATAACGATGATAGCGAGGGTTTTACTCCGCCCCAATGGTATCATCCTGATGGCTCGCTCCTTGTACAAGCTATCTGACGGCGGTATCGATTACCTCATCCGACTCAGTCCTACGGTATATGGACCGGTACAAAGTGACTACGAGGGACACCTCATCTTATTGTCCCGCTACATCAGCAAGTTGGCTGGCGGTCCCCAATACGGTACCGAAGTAGCAGAAACGTTGATATCACTCCGAGATGAGGGGGACGCCCTCGCGCAAGCGATGGCTAAGAATTACTTTAAGTCGGCATCATTATTACTAAATGACTATAAGTCACCTTCCTATGTACGGGGACATGATAACTATCACCTCGTCCATTGGCTCCTGGCGGCTAACATTGTTCTCAATAATACTTGACACCTTTTATCTTTTCTGATACGATGAGTACATCCCCCTTTGACTGGAGACGGACCAAGTGGACTTCGAACAGCTAAAGAATCATTTTGATGGCAGGTTTGACCGATTAGAGGACAAGCTTGATGTTCATGACGAAAAGCTGACTAACCACTTGGAACGTCTCAGTAAAGCGGAGGAAGCTATCCAATGGCTCCGCGGTCATGTAAAGATAGTAACTACTTTAGGGATATCCGTTGCGGGATTCTTATTAACAGCATTATGGAATTACGTCATAAAGAGGTAATAATGTTAAAGAAAATGAAGATGCCGAAGCCGAAACAAATCGCTCTTGACGAGATGGTTGGTGACGAGATGGCCGATGAAATGGCTGACGAAGAGATGGCTGACGAGATGGCCGGAGAAGAGATGGACGAGATGGAGGGAGAAGAGGAGAGCGAACTAGCCTCCCTCTCCGACGAAGAGCTCTTAGCCGAAGTCAAGAAACGCGGCCTCATGAGTCAGTTAGAAGAAGAGGAAGGGGAAGAAGCTGCCGAAGACGCTTACGTCTAACCACAGATAAACCCGCTACTGCTTATATACAGGGGCAACTATGAGTAGGATGTTATATACTACCGATGAATTGGTAACAGCCGTCCGTTCTCGTCTGGATGAGATGAATCGTGACTCGGTAGATACCAATCGTGACATCTTACCCGCCCTCAATCGTGCTTTAGAATATGCCGTCGACATCTATTCGAGACATTATCCGGACCCCTTCCTAGCTTACACCGTACTAGACTTGAACGGTTCCGACCAAGACTACGATATCCCTGGTAATGTGTATGAAGACAGGATTGTCCGTATCGAGATAAAGACCTCTCGTAACACTTACCGCGAAGTGACGAGAATCTTGTATCGAGATGTGGTCAATTATGAGACGGATGGCAGTACAGCTATCCCTTACTATTATACTATAGTGGGGAGAAAGATACACTTTGTTCCGTCCCCTAGCGGTACTTACGATGCCAGACTGTGGTATATCAAAGAGCCGGAGCCATTAGTATTACAACAGGGCAGGATAACGAGAGTTAATGTAGCAGGTAACTACGTTGTTGTTGATAGTGTAGGCAATGACCTCACTACGGAATCGGACCAACTCAATAATTACGTCAATATTATTAATGGACAAACTGGCGAAGTTCGGGGAACTTTACAAATTGCATCGATTGATGGCGGCCGTATCACATTCCGCTCTACTTTGAGTAGGAGTACCGTAGTCGGATTGCCAGTATCGGCATCATTAACCGGTATCGGTGCCGCAGATGATGACTACATTTGTGTAGCTGAAGGTACCTGTATCCCATATCTCGGTGCCCCGACTAGTAACTTCCTCATCCAATTTGCCGTAGCAGAGATATCGAGACAACTCGGACTTAATTCCATAGAAGAAGAGCAGATATTGGATAAGTTTGAAAAACAAGTACAAAAGACGTGGGCAGGGAGGGAGACTACCATTCGCGTTGCTAAACGAAGTCAAGCTTTCGGTGTCCCCATCCGACCCTGGTTTACTGTAACGAGAGGTAGATGATGGCCAGCGTGAAAGACTTAAAGGATAGGATGCCTTGCAACAAGCCAACTCGCGATGTCCAAGGCGGCAAAAAGTTTCGAGTCAAAGCTTGCAAGGACGGCAAAGAGAAGATAATTCGCTTCGGCGATGCCAATATGGAAATCAAGAAAGACAATCCAGAACGGAGGAAATCTTTCCGAGCTCGCCACAAGTGTGACCAAAAAAAGGATAAGATGACGGCAGGTTATTGGAGCTGTAAAAAGTGGTAGCCGGTTGTCAATGTAACAAGTGTGAGGAAAAAAAGATGCCACTAAAAAAAGGTTCATCAGATAAAACGGTTAGCAGAAATATCAGCAAATTGCGAGAAGAAGGCTACCCCCAAAAGCAAGCGGTAGCCATCTCTTTACAAAAAGCTGGGAAGTCGTATAAGGACAAGGGTAAAAAGAAATGAACGTGTTACTCAAAATTGCTACCATGCTAAGGGCGGGGCAGCTGTATGCTCACCATGCCCACAACAATGTCAAAGGTAGCACCTTCTTTACTGACCACGCTTTTTTTGGCGAGCTGTATCCCACCTATGAAACGGCATTTGATGGTTGCATCGAACGATACATGGGCACTTGTGATAAGCCGGCTGACACCATTGCTATCAGCAAGGAAGCTATCGACTTGATAGAAGATTTCCCCAAAGAGGGCGGAGAGGGGAATCGGGCATTTTATCAAGCATTACTCCGATTCGAGTCAACTCTCTGCTCAATGTGCGAGAAAGCGGTAACCTTGCCCATGTCGGAAGGTACCAAGCAAATGATAGGTACTTTGGCTGACGAATCAGAAATACGCCAATATAAAATGAAACAACGACTGAAACCATAACATGGTGATATATGCCGTATCAATATACTGTAGTTGACGAAAAAGCATTCCCTTACGGCATTGATGCCCGTTCTGCTGAAAACCAGATTCGAGAAGGATTCATTCGCGATTTAGTGAATGCCGATATTATTGAGGGTCGCATCAGGAAGAGGAAGGGTTTCTTCTCTTACGCGGGTAACGTTCCGGTAAGGGTAACCTCTCTCCGATATGAAAATCCCAACAAGATATACTTTACTTTAGACAGTAGCATAGATTTGAGTAGGGTATCTTCTACTCCGCTAATCGCCTATGGGAGGAGTAATCTTTCCGCTACTACTAATCCCTTTCCTAGTAGTGGCGGACTCCGATATTACCCCTCGTGGGAGACCTCATTACGAAAGGTATTCTTAGCCAATACTACGGGAAGTATCTCCTCTCTCCAAGTTGAACACAATATCTCGACCACTAATATGTTTGTCGGCCTCGCCCTCAGTACGGGAAGTGGTACCAATTTGAGTGGGGAACTGATATCGGCTACCGACATCGTAATCAATAATAGCACGTATGACGTTACTGTCGATTATACCAACGGTACCAATTCGGCTAAAAATGTCTTCCTCTATTACTTGGACCAGAGTCCGGTAGCCGGTTCCGTTTACGTTCAACCCGGTTCCTTGAGTAGTGGTAACAATACTTTTACCATTCCTGCTGCCACCCACAATTTGAGCAATTACCTCATTACACCGCAAGTATACGTTCGCCCCACGGGAGGGAATTGGGTACAAACTACTCCCGATTTATTTGAAATAGATACCAGCAACGGCGGAGTAGAGGTACAATTAAACAACATCAATACTGCCGTTTACAATGAGTACAAGATAATCCTTTCCATCGTGGGTTCCACGCAAGCGGTAAACGTTTCCCTCAATGTCGGTACCAACACTATCACGATACCAGATATCCAAAGTCCTTTCCTTTTCCCCGCCCTCTATACTAGAAGTGGCAATATCCTTTCCTTAGTTCAGCCGGATGTCATTTCCTTTGATGACGACACTAAACTACTATCAATTAGTTATACTAATAATAGTGGTGCCTTATCTGGTGCCTTCTATTATACTTACGGTAATATTAGGACGAATGAAATATCCGTTACGGAAAGTGGTTCCCCCAATTTGACTACCGGTACCGATACCTCTCCCCAGCTAACGTTATGGGGATTAGACCATGCCGATATTTATGGTAGTGGGAAGCAAGTAAATAGGCGGGGGTGGGTCAATCATATCGACTCTTATCGGTCACCAAGTACTACACATTTGGTAGCCGGATTGGGAGGCAACTTCTTTGCCGCATTGGGTAGGGGAGAGATGCCGTCCCTATTACAGCCATCAATACCAACATATTACGCCCGGTTACAAGGAAGGCTATCTTCCCTAACTGATATCGGTCCCGCCTTTTGCGATAATAGTACTCCAGTAGCGAGGACAAGGGGATATGCATCATTCTCCTCCGGCGGTACCAACTGGGCCACAATAACAAAAATTCAGCATCAATCAGGGCAAACGGTAAGATATTACCTCTCGATGCCGGGACTGGCTATCACTGGTGGCTCCACTTTAGCTGACATCATTTCAACTACTTCCGGACTAGAGGACTACCTCACTGTCAAAAACATGTCGCACAGTAAACACAATGGCACCTTTAAGGTAGTCAATGTTAGTACTTTAGTGGGCGATAACCAATACATCGATGTCATCAATTCTGCTATCACTACCTCCGATTATGACGATGACGGTACCAGGGGACTAGGTGGCATCTTCACTGACCACTTGACCTTTACCTCTACTAATGAGTTTGTTGAAGGCGATTTACTCCTTTCCTCTTCGTGGGGCAATGAAACGGAACTTGTAATAAAGTCAACTTCTGCCCTTACTTCAGTGGTTCAAAACGTATATAGTTATCGAGAACTATCTTCTGGCCTCCTCATCACGGGACAGAGGACGTCTGACGTTATCCCTTTACGAACTGCTGCTAATTCCCCCTCTACGGAGTATGTGGTCAAAGGTGACATCCTCCTCACTCCAGCAGTTCCTTATCCAGTACAAATAGTAAGTATCGATACTGTCAACAATAAGGTTACTGTAGACAGTCCCTTGTCCTTTTATGATGATGCCGCCAATAGTATTCCCTTCACTATATTCAAGAGGTGGATACCTAGAGAGATGCCGTTAAAGGATAACGGTGACAATCTCATCAATGACAAGATACCATTTTATTTTACTAATGATGGATATGATAATCAATCCTTCTTACGCTCCGCCATGGTACAAAACAATATGTACCTTACTAACGGCAGGGATGAAGTATACAAATATGATGGTAACTCGATATATCGAGCTGGTATCATACCTTGGCAGCCCGGACTCTTTTCCACAGTAGAAGCTACAACAGCCGGTATTGCCCTAGCTCCGGCGGTGGCTAACGATGGTGGTGGTGGGGCCGTAATAGACCTTTTAGGTAGCAGGATAAAGATTGATAAAACGCAAGCGGCATTTTTTAGTGATGGGGATACAGTACTAATAACAGATGGTACCTTAAGTCCGGTAGCACGTTATTACGTTACTATAGCGTCTCGTGAATTGGAAGATACCGGCAATCATTATCTTTTCTCCTTCAAGGAACCGCTACCCTTTACCACTCTCGGTTCTGGTGCTACCGTCACCATGTCAAAGGTATATCAGGCGAGATATTACTTCCGCCTCAATATCAGAGATGAGAATGGGGTAACAATATCGTCTGCCGTTACCGGGGCAGGAGATTTCTACAACAGGATATCGCCAACCGATACCGCACCCAATCAACAAAAAGTTCATATAAGACTAGTTGGATTACCAGCGTGGGACAATTACGATTACAATAATAAGAACATCGAGTTAGAGATATACCGTACCAAGTGGGCCTCATCAGAAATATCTGTTCCCACTTTTTACAAGGTATCAACAAAGACGATGCCGTATGTCGGGTTAGATGGCTATATCGATTTTGTTGATTCCTACAACAATGATACCTTGACTGACGATACCAGTGATGCCATAGCAGGGGTACTTTCCCCATCGGTAACTCCTGCTGGGTGGGATGAGCCGATGCGAGCCAAGTATGTGACGTCAGCGGGGAATAGGTTAGTGCTGGCGAATATTAAGGATTGGCCAACCCTTTCCGTTTCTTATCTTACTGCAACTTCTTTAATTAATACCGACTTCAACGGACAAAAGTTCCTCTTCAGAAAAGATAGCAGCGATACCGCTACCGATACTAATATGGTCGATAGGGTAACGTACGAGCTACGTTCTAGTGGTAGTGCTACTGTAGGGACGATTACGGCAGGAAGTCCCACCGGATTTACCTTTACTTGCAACTTTAGTGCGAGGACGCCCGTTGTCGGAGATTGGGTGTATCTTTACTTTACAAACTCCTTTTCTCACCCCTTGACATGCTCCGGCTGGTGGCAAGTAGCTTCTGTTAGTGGTTCCTCAGGTGCTTATACTATAGGAATAAATACAGCAACTTCTGTTGTGGTACCTATCATAGCATCTCACCCCATGCAAGTACTATTCTCAACAGCGGCTTACGATGTCCCAGTCAATATTGCAACTGACCAAAATATGGGAATGTTCAATGGTAATTCATTATTAACACTAGCCCCCTCTACTACGATATTGAGACGGATTGGGATGGCGATAAACTCCACTATGAGGATGGTAGACCTTTCCGTTCACAATCAATCTGCTTTCATTCCCTGGCTAGTAGCCCGTTCTGAATCGGATACTTTGGGTAACTTGATAGTGAAGCAACCTCGGGTAGAAGATACCTTACCCAGCGTCACGATATCGGGCGGATTAACAAGTAACACATACGTTAATGGTAGTAAAGTAACGGCGTCTACTCCGATTAACGCTGCTATTACCGCCTACCCAAGTCGGCTATTGGTAAGTTACAACAACTACCCAGAGATATTTGATTCCCCCTTTGTAACAGATGACAATGATTCCGTTTCTACTATTGATATCAACTCGTCTGACGGGCAAGAGATTACTGGCATCATTCCCTTCTTCGGGGAATCCGCTTTCGGTGCCGCCTTGCAAGGGGGCGTCATCGTCGTCTTCAAACAGAATAGTATATACTTGGTCAACTTGGACTATAAGAGGGAAGGTAGAAATCCTGTAGAAAGATTAGAGACGCAAGGCATCGGGTGTACTGCCCCATACAGTATAGCTTCGACTCGAGACGGGATAGCCTTCGCTAACGATTCCGGCATATACGTCTTACGGAGAACGCAACGGGTGGAATATTTGGGTAAGTATATGGAGAGGAAATGGCAGAAAGAAGTGGATACCTCTTACCTCGATATTATGCAAGGACATCACTACAATGTGGGAAGGCAGTACAAGCTATCGGTACCGATGATAGAAAATAGTACATCCTCTTACGCCGAGAATGGTGAAGTATATGTTTACAACCATACAAATGAAACAAATACTGAGCTCGGCGGATGGGCCAGGTATACCAACCATCCCGCTACCGGGTGGACTAACCTTTTCGACGATGCCTTCTACGCGAGCGTAAATGGGTCTATTTTGCGCGTAAACAATCAGGGGCTACCTCAAGACTATCGGGACGGTTCAGACGCGATAGAGATGGTTTTTCAAGGCCGGGCTAATGACTTCGGTCAGGCTGGCATCCGAAAGATAGTAAGTCATGTGATAGTGAATTACCGAAGTGGCGGTGTCAGCGATAATACTACGGTAGAAACGGCTCCCGATTTAATGAGACAATACGATACCACTACCCCGTTTACCGTAGTCAACATTCCCCCCGATAACGGGTTTAGTTCCTTGGCTGGACAAGATGTGACGGCAATCCGGCATAGTATATACAATAGACGGTGCATCTATATCACAGTAAAGATTATCAATAATGGATTGAATGAAGATATGGAAGTGGCGGGGATGTCATTTGTGGTAGCAGGACTAAACTCGAAAGGTATCAAGCAAGCTGCTGTTACTAAAGAGTAATCCCGATTTATGTTGACAGAATTCGGAAGGGCGATATAATCAACTCATGGATTGTTTCTCTTCCGCTTCAAATATGTGCCACCGTAACATATAGTATATAGTACATATGTACAGCTGTACTATAGTACATAGTAGTACCGTACCGAGTAGTATACTACTACGTAGTACTGTACATAGTAGTACAGTACAAAGGAGTACTGTACAAAGTAGTACTAGCCGAACTATGTCGTACCGGACTACGCTGTAACGGGGCTATGTCGTACCGGACTACGCTGTACCGGACTAACTAGTATCGGGGCCCCCCAGCGCTCCCGAAACTACTTGACACTATTGTCCAAACGTGGTACAGTGATAAGAGACAAGAGGGGTAGTCCATGGCAAAGTCTGTAACTTTATTTGACAAATTGAATCAGAACCAGAACTCGACTCAGTCTGTGCAACAGCTATCCGCTAACCGCGGCTTGGCCGCTCCCCCCATTACCGCTTACGGTACCGGTCTCATTGGTGGTACCCAAGACCAGGCAAAGATGGCTGGTACCCCTGCCCAAAGAGGGTCGGTGATAGCTGCCGCTACCAAAGTAGTTGCCCCTGGTGGGGAGACCGAACAAGAAAAAGAAGCTGTCCTAGCCGAGGCTAAGGAGACAGCGGAAGATGTTGCCAAAAAACAACTCGCCTCCAAGTACATGGAGTCATTAGGTACTTACGGTGCTAAAGTCAATGAGTGGATTGAATCATCTAAGAAGAGGATGACTGAGCAAACTGCCGGTGTGATAGTAGATGTTTCAGACCAAATTCTAGCCGGGTTAGACACTGCCCAAAAAGATATTGCAATCTCTCTCATCAAGAAAATCGCCACCGAACCAGATGCCCAAAAGAGACTCGACCTCGAATTGGAACTAAACGTCGTCCTCAAGAGGGATATCAACTCAATCCTCAATGCTGAGCAAAAGGGCCAGTTGTATGACTCGATTGCCAAGAGTATTGCAGAAGCTACTACTGCCGGCGAAAAAGCCATCACTGGAGAAGATAGCAAACTGACAGCTGGTGACTTGGCTCAGCTTGGGACTACTATAGAAGATTTGTCCTCCCTCCTTAATGTACCAGTTGCTGACTTGACCAATATGACGTTGGGCCAGTTGCAAGATAAGATTGAACAAGTTACTCAGCAACAACTTGGTACCACGGCTACTATTCAAGGTGCGATGGAAGGTGCCTTTAGTCCGACAGAGAGGGCAGCGTTGCGCCGCTATTTGCGCGATGTGCAAGCGGTCGGAGTAACTGGTGCCGAAGCGGGAGTTGCCAACATCGTTGACCAAGTGGACAAGCAGAATTCAGTAACATTTGCTGGCAAGAAATATACTATAGATGAACTTTTTGGTTCCCCTGCCTTGACTAAAGTATTTCAAGATGCCATCACTGAGATAGAAGGTACTACGAAAACAGGTCCCACTTTAGAGGCGCTAAAGAGGGATGAACCTGCGCTATATCAATGGCTCATGGATAATTACAACGGTGTCAAATCTCTCATCGAAAAGAGTACTACCACCTCCACAGAATTTGGTACTATTCAAACAGCCAATAAAGAAGCGTTGGGCGAGATTGGGAAGTCGCAGCCAGAGCTGGCCAAAAGTTTAGGCTTTGACCCTAATCAGCTCCGTTCGACTAGAATTGACCCCAATCAACTCCCACCCGCATTCCAATTCATTAATAACGCTCCGGCAGAACATAGAGCAACACTAGCCGCAAATTTACGTTCCCTTTCTGATGTAGCGGGTATCGACATGATAAAGGGACTTGATGCCGGACAACTCAAACAATTAGACCTTACCAATCCCTCCGGTCCATGGGCCCAGTATAGTAATGCGGTCAAAGATGTCAATCGGATGGCCAATCTGACAACTATTGACGACATCATCAAAGAGATATCTAGCGGAGATGAGTCATTAGACCAGTTGGATAGCGAGCTTACCGGCGATTCTTTAGCTATCGCTTTAGGTGTCCCAACCAGTAATGTTAGAGAACTGGATGTTAGCGGTGATGGTGTTATCGACGACAAAGACGTTTCCTTACTAAAAGAAAAATACAAAGGTTCGGTACCTCCGTTAGCTGATTTCTTGAAAGGGGCCAAGCCTCAATCGGCAACTAACACCTTTACCCTCTCCCGTCCCAAATCCAATAATCCAGTACTAGACAACGTTTTCGCTACTATTAGTCCTCTCCTCCGAGACAAGAATGTTGATGAAGGGGAAAGGAACACTATCCGAAACTTGGCTTCCCCAATGAGTGAAGATGAATTGACCTCTTTAGTAAACAAGGATTGGAGCAAGGTACCGGGGGGAAGCGTCATTAGGGAAACGATGCAAGCCACATTGCAGGGCAAGATACAGGAAAGGTTGGCTAAAGAGGAAGAGGAACGGAGACGGAGAGAAGGAGAGGAAGAAGAGCGGAAAAGAGGGGAAACACCAAAGTTTGTAGAGAAGGGCCAAGCCGTACTCAAGAAACTTCCGGTAGTTCTCGATACTATATCTGAGAAGTGGGAAGCCGGTACCCAGCCTATTGCCGGGATAGCGCAAGCGGCAGAAACTGGGGCAGGATTAGTAGGTAAAGTAATAAAATCCGCTCCAGGTAAAATCAAGAAAGGTAAGATAAAAATATAATGGCTACACTACTTGATACATTACAGAAGACATTGGGTCAGGCTACCGCTGGTGAGGCACCAGCTGCCGGTGAAGAGACTGCCACTGTGCAAAGACTCCTCTCAGCGAAGAGAGGTATCGTTGGTGGTAAGAAAGCTCCTGCCGGATTGGCTATCGGCGAGATGGCAGCGCAAGCCGCGGTCCAACCAGAGATGGCTAAGCTGGGACAAGCTGCCCAACTGGAATCAACTTCTTTACTACAGCAAGCAGCTGGGGAAGCAGAAGAATTACAGCAAAGAAAACAGAATATTGCCGCCCAACGTCAGCAGTCTCAACTTCAGGCCAGAATACAAAGTGATGCCATACTACGGGGATTGGAACAGGGGAGAGCTACCCTGTCCGAAGCGCAACGCAGGAGTGGGATGGAGCAAGTAGCTGCTCAATTGCGCCTCTCCAATGATGCCTACATCACTAACCTCGAAATGGAAGGTGCCCGTTCCCGTCTCCAAAACAAGATAGACTTTGACCAACAACTCAAGACGGACATCATGGCGGATAATATTGCTTTGCTCAATTTAAAAATAGGCAATCAAAGAATTATCGATATGAGTGATGCCGAGTTTAGGAAAGAGTTGGCCAAGATTGATATCAATGCCGCTATCGCCATGCAGAAAGAAAATGCTGCCTTCTCTGCCCAACAGCAACAAATACAAGCATTTGGCCAGGCTGGTACTACCGCTATCGGTGCTTATGGTAAATACTCCGAAGCGCAAGAGGCCGGCAAACTTGACCCCGGGTATCAAGCTTACCGTACTAAATCCCTACAACAGGGAATACCGGAAAGAGATTTAGACAGTTATGAGAGATATTCGTACAAAGAACAATTGAAGGGCGGACCTCCCGCTCCTGGTACCCCGTTAGGGAGGAAGTAATGGCGGAAACATTGACACAATCTGGGTTGGCTACTATGGCGGGACAAATGCCAATTCGCAATAAAGAGATAGCCGAACAACAGAAAGCGGCCCGTTTGTTGCAGCTCCAACAAGCGGTATCACAGATGGGACCCCAACAAATGGGTACCCCCCAACAAGCCCAACAGATGGGGGCATCAATGGCGGGGCAAGCTGCTGCTGAGAAGGTGGGGCGCGCCCAAGAAATGATACAGACGTCATCTCAGTTGGGGAAGATGGGACAGAGGGAAACACAACTGGCTGCCCAAAGAGAACTGGGCGCATTGCAATCGCAGGCTCAACAAGAGCAACTCAATCAAACTGCTAGATTGGCCGCGCTAGATGATTCCGCGAAGAGGGAAATGTTTGATGCCGAGCTCCAGTTCAAGAAAGACCAAGCCAATAATACCCTCTTTTCTGAAAGGCAATTGGCTGATTACCAGCGACTAAAAGCTTCCCGCTCCCAAGACTTCCAAAACTGGGCGCAGAGAGCGGAACAACTTCACGCCAGAAACGTGGCGACATTGGAAGTGATTAATGCTAGGATAAATGAAGCACTCCAACAAGAGTACCGTACCGGTAAACAAAAACTAGACCAGGAGACGACGAGGCAACTGGGTGAGATGAAACGAGATGTTGAAATGAGACTAGCGAAAGCGAGGGCGAAAGCTGCCAATACTGCCGCTTCATGGGGCGCTGTAGGTAGTGTCCTCACAGCAGCCGGAACGGCAGCTATGTTTGTTCCAGGCGGCCAGCTAATTGGAGCGGGAATGATGGCAGCCGGTACCAGTGCCACGATGTACGGTTCCCAACAGGCGGCCAAAGAAGGGAGTAATGTGTAATGGCAGAGAAGTTATCAAAACTAGTTGGTAAATTTGGCACTAAAGGTGAGGGTACTTTAGCCAGCAAGCTTGGTGCAGCTATGGGCGAGCAGGCTATTACAGCAGAACAAAAAGCAGATGAAGTTTTTAATAAGTTGGTTTGGGCTCAAGAACGAGGCGGTCCCGAAGTTTTTAGTCATGACAAAGATGCTATTGTCACATTAGCAAAACAAAATCCAAAATTAAGTACTGGTGAGTTGGAAAATTTATATAAACAACAAATAACTCCCCCTCCCCCAGAACCGACAGTAACTGCCCTACCTCAAGAAAAGTATAAGGGAACTGCTACCCCTCCACCAGTCACCATGGAAAATAAACCATATTCCAGTACTTTTGATGTGAGTCCTCCTAGTACCGCTCAACCAATGCCAGCTGCCCTCCCAACCGTACCCAAGTCTGGTGACATGGTAAAATTAAAAAACAAATCGGGCACTTATAAAGTTGTGGGCAGTGCGGCCGGTGGCGCTCTCCTGTTATCGGATGAGCGAAACACGGTACAGGCAGTGAAGACGGAAGATATTGAAGGTATGGAAAAGGAGAAACCAGCTGAACCGGTTCCTCCTTCGGGGGGTACGGTACCAACTGTACCGCCTCCTGATAGTAGTTTAGCTGATAAAATTAGTCAAGGGGAAAAAGGAAAAGAAGTTGAACAAAGCGATATCAACAAAGCACTTACTGAAACTTTAAAGCTACAACAAGCGTTAGGTGCTGGAGAAAAAGTAGACCGAAGCAAGTTGGATGGCTTTTTAAACGAATTGGAAAGTATAAAGATACCCGAGCGAACTGGGGACCCCAACGCGGAAAGATTTTTACAACAGAGGGCGGAAGCGTATCGTGCCTATCAAAGGAAAGCTGATAGGAATGAGTGGCTCGACCTAGCCCAATCTTTAGTAAATTCCATTACTCAATTTGCTTCCGCGCAAGCTGCTATGGGTACCCGTTTCGCCGGTGGTCAGATACCATTGGCTGGTGTCGATTACGCGGGGAGGACTGCCCGTGCTGCCAAAGAATATGAAATGGAACTTGGTGGGGTAGAGGCAGCGGAAAGGGCGTCTGCTAAAAAATATGAGCAAGATTTCCTTAATGAAAAAGACAAGATGGAAGGAAAAAAGACTGGACTCCTGGCCAAGATATCAGCCGAGAAAGATGCCTTAGACGAGGCACAAAGGACAGCTAGTGCCAAACAACAACAATCAATTACATTATTTAAACTGATAACTGATGCCAAGTTGGAAGATGCTAAAGTAACCGCTACTAAAAATAAACTTGCTCAAGATGTAATAGCAGACCAAAAAAAGCAAACAAAAGAAACGGTAAAAACTAACATCAATTCACTTGAAGATGAAGCTAAAAAATTACAAAATCAATTAGCCGCCGCTAATGCCTTAGCAGCTGGTAATATTAAAGATAAAGATGATAACAAAGTAAAACTAGCCAATGCTTTGCAATTGCCAGTAGATACTATTGAAACGTTAATAAGTCAACAAGAGGGCTTCTTTGCCGGCACTAAAATGCAAAATTATGCTAAAGGCATTGCTGCTGATACACAAACAAAGTTGACACAAATTAATAGTAGTTTAAATAAGTTAAAAAGTTTATCCGGTGAGGGGGCCCCTGCCACCGTTACTCCCCCTACCCCCTCGACAACTCCACCTCCTTCTGGTACAGTGGAGATGGTGGACCCGGAGGGTAGAACATTAAGGGTACCAATTAGTGAAGTTGCCAGGCTAGAGGCACTTGGTGCCAAGAGGAAATAATGGCAGAGAAAAACGACCCATTTGCAGCGTATGTGGTAGAGCCGGAGAAGCCGGTTCAACCCGTGGAGCCTATTAAACCAACTACTCAAACCGACCCGTTTGCTGCTTATGTTGTTTCACCACAGGAACAAACGGACCCCTTTGCCAAATACGCCGTCGAAATGGAGCCCAACAAAGAGCGTTATCAAAAACTCAAAAAAGAAATGGACGTTTATGGTCCATTAGATTTAGTGACGTCGGAAGCAGCCGCTGCTCGAGGCGGTCGGATACTAACAAAGGTTACTACTGAAGATGATATTAAAACGTTGGCTGATGAACATAAAGTAGACCCTGCCGAGTTACGCAGTTTGGCACCATATTGGATGACTCTGCCCGAGAATATGTCCGCTGCCGATGTAGCAAAGAGGATAGCCGGTGGAATAGGATACGGTATCTTTGGTGATATTCCCCAATGGTTGTACAAGAAAACGCAAGATGCTAATATGAGAGCCGCCCTTGACGACTTGAAAGAGTTATCAGAGGGAAGGATGGGAGCTGCTGAGTTCGTCGGCTGGAACTTGTTACCGGTAGGTAAGTTGGGGAAAGCTGTTACCGTACCAGAAAAAGTACTTCCCACCTTGGCCAAAGGTGTCGCTGTCGGTGCCGCCTTTGGGGTAGCCGGTTCCCGTGAGGGGCAAGAATTGGAACAAGCCGGATTGGGTGCCGTTACTGGTGGTGCCCTCGGTCTAGCTGGCCTCGGCTTTAAACGGATGGTGAGTAAGGTGGAAAAGGGCGACCTCACTCCGAAAGGCATCGCACCGAAGGAAGATGTCACTATTAATGTAGACAAGGGTAGCGCTAATATCTCCCTAGAGTACGTCAAAAACAATGAGAGTAAGTTAGCTGAGATAGCTGATGACGCCTGGTCGAGAATAAAGGATAGTGAGACGAGTATAGCCGATGCCGCTATCAAGAAAAAAGCTCTCACCGATGATGAAGTAGAGAGGATTATCAATGAACAACTTTCCCCCGACTCGGTACAAATTGTAAAAGAAGGGATGGCGAAGGCAGAAAAGAAATCCGCTGATGAGATATCCGATAAAGCCGTTGTTGATAAATTGATTGCCGATAGACGGGAAGCCTTTGCCAGAGAACTGGCCTCCGATTACAAGGAGTATGGGGAAAGAGTGAAGGAAGGGGGAGTATATCGGAGTCCTATCACTGACGAGATATTGGCTCGCGCCTCTGGTATGGGCGATGAGCGGATGTACGATTCCTTCTTAGAATATGCTTATCGCAATACTGCCGTCCAACAGATAGACAAGTTAAAGATAAGGAATACTCCA